CCTCTTGACTTTACTTTTCCTTTTTATGGAAATAGTTATGTCACTAGTTTTATGTTCAGTAATGGTGTTGTGGGTTTTCTTAACCCCCTTACTGTGGATGGCACTGGTTATATTCACGATGGTCTATGTTGTAATGGTGAGGATTTTACAAACGGTGCTACTGGTGTAAGATTTAATTACACAATAATGCCCTGGCACACAGATTTAATAGACACAGGATTAGGTAGATTTTATACACAAGGTGATAGTACATACCAAAAGTATATGTGGGAAAACTTAACTGAGTATAACAATGCAAATACTGAAAACAGTTTTAATTTAACTATCAACCCTTTGGGTAATATAGCAATGAATTACACTGAGATGAAAATTAACAATCATTCAGTAACAGTAGCAACAGTAGGTAATTTAAGTGCAGGTGAGTATAAACAGTGGTTTTATAATCATCCAACAGATGGTGCAATATATTGGAACAATCAAGAAGATGACCCAATAGCAATTGCAGAAGGACAAAGCATATGCAGTGTAGTACCAGACAGTCACATTAGTTGTTTGTATTATCCAGAAACTTATGCGAGTGCTTTTTATGACCAACAATGTAGTATTAGTAGCTTGTATGATTCTGGTTGTCCTGGTTATAGTGGGGCTTATATTGACCAACAATGCGGTTTAGATAGTTTATGGAGTATGGCTTGTCCTAACTTTGAAACTGCTTACTTAGATCAACAATGTGAGACTAATCCAATTTACTCTATTTATTGTTCTGGTTATGAAGATGCAGTAATAGAAGATGAAAGGCAGCAAGTAGAGATAGAAGAGATATTTATACCGCCTCCTCCAGAAACTTATGTTGAGTTTGATATACCAGAAATTGCCTTTGAAGTATTTATTGAATCATACGGAATAGACTTAATAGAAATTGAAATGGAAGAGTTTACCCAGCAAGAAATAATTGCTGAGATAGAGGCAGAGATAGAAGCATTTTTAGAGCCTATCCCAGAAGTTGAACCAGAACCTATGGAGGAACTTAATGAGCCAGAGCCAGAAGAAGATTCCGTACCAGAAGAACAAGAGACAGAAGAGTCAGAACCAGAGGAAATAGATGAGCCTATTGAGGAGGAGGAATCTGAGGAACTTGCAAACGAAGAATCTGAGGAATCTACAGAGGAGTCGCAGGAAGTTGAAGAAGTAATGGTTGCTAAAGTTGAGCCTAAGAAAATTACAAAGAAAGAAAAAACAGATTCTAAAAGAGACAAGATGAAAGAAATTATTACTAACAGACTTAACAGTTTAGCAAAAGAAATGGGCGCTGCGGTCAGTTTAGAAGAACAAAAGAATTTACAGAGTTACATACTTGCTTTACTTAACTTTAATGCTGGATTTAATGATTATAAAGGCTCTCTAGTTGATGGTACTTTTTATAAAGATAAGGACATATACTTGGATAAAACAATACCAGAAAACCAAAGAGGACTAAGAAACGGTTTGGCTAATGAAATACTTCATAACAAAATGGTTGATCTTCAATGGCAGAGGTAGAGTACGGAGGAGTTAAAGTAGGTGGGAGCAAACTACTTTTAATAATACCTTTACTTAGTATGCTTGGTGGTGGTGCTTGGGCAGGCTTTGAGTTATACAATGAGTTTAGAGTTTTAAAGCAAACAGTTACTAAGTATCAGCCACCAGACATATCTGGAATTGAGCAAAAGATAGCAGTATTACAAGAGACTTTAGTAAGTGTAAGTGAGTCTGTAGAACTAGCAAAAGATTACACCAGGACTATTAAGAATGATCTTAAAGACGACTTGGCAAGACAAGAAAAATTAATGGATAGATTAGAAAAAAAAGTCAATGACTCTCAAGACAAGATAGACGAGACAATTGACAAGGCTGGTGAAAGATTTGATGCCAGAAGAGATGCTCTTTATTCTGATACAGATCGTAAGATTAAAGAGTTAGAAGATAGGCTTGGAAGCAAACTGCAAAGAGCTTTAGATAACCCACTAGCAAACTAAGGAGACTACTATGATGAAGAAAAAAAGAAAATTACCACCTAAAAAACGCGGGTACTAATAATGAAAGGTGTAAAGCATTATAAAAAAGATGGATCACAACATAAAGGTAATAGCCATAAGATGCAAGATGGCACTTTACATTCTGGTGCATCACACACTAAATCCAGCATAAAACTTTTTCATTATGGTGAATTAAATAAAACATCACAAACCAAAGCTAAAACTTCTTGGGGCAATTAATGGATGAAAACTTGAGCAGGATGCAACTACAACTAGACAAACATACTGGACAAATATCAAAGCTGTTTAGTAAGGTTGACGACACTAATTTATGTATACAAAAAATCAATATGTCTTTACTACAAATTAAGTATGGAATCTATGGCGCATTAGGTTGGTATGTAATTACACAAGTAGGAATTATTGAAGCATTTAAGGTAGCACTATGATAGGATTTTTAACAAATTTAGCACCAATGGAATCTTACTTACTTCTGTTGAGTTTATCGTGATAGGATTTTTAACAAACATAGCGCCTATAGCATTAGGATTTATTGGCAAGTTGTTTGCTCTTAAAAGTCAAGCAGCAGCAGAGAATCAAAAGCTAATGATTCAAAACTTACAAGCTCGTAACGATTCTATTAACCAAGCCAGAGATAGAGCAGATAAAGAAAGCCCAATGGCAGCTATGAACCGAAGAGTCATTATATTAGTAATACTTGCTTTAATTATATTTACACAAGTAGCACCAGTAATTTTTGATGTTCCAACTGTAATACCTACAGTAACAGAAGGCTTTAGTTTCTTTGGTATTCAATTCTCACCTGACATAGTAGAGTATGTGACTATACAAGCAGGCTCGGTATTAAAAATGGATGAAATATTTGGATGGGCAACCATGATTATTGAATTTTACTTTGGCGCTCAACTTGCAAAGGGGAAATAAATGACTTATAGAGAATTAATTAACGAAGTATTAATAAGACTAAGAGAAGATACAATTCTTACTGATTGGTCTGGAAATATTAATGACAGCACTACGGTATCTGAATACCAAAAAGTAGTTGGTGCTATGATCAATGATTCAAAGCGAACTGTAGAAAATTTCCATGATTGGTTGGTCCTTAGACAAACTGTTAATATCTCTACTGTAAGTGGCACTAAAAACTACAACTTATCTTCGGGTCAAGAGTTAAAAGTTATAGATTCTATAAACAACTCTACTGGTACTGGATTAGTCCAGGTAAGCCGTGAGTTCCTTAACAAAAGAAAGTACCCCACAGACCCTACTGGTGAACCTCTATATTATGGTTTTAATGGCGCAGATAGCTCAAACAATTTAAAAATAGACTTATCTCCAGTTCCTATTGCTTCTCAAACTATTTCGTTTGATATTGTAAAAGCGCAAGATGAATTAACAGCATCAACTACAGTTATTAAAGTTCCAGAAAACCCTGTGGTTCTTGGAGCATGGGCAAGAGCAATCTCAGAGCGTGGTGAAGATGGCGGAACTCAAACTACTATTGTTGCTGAAGAAGCAATGCAAGCACTTAAACAAGCAATTATGCTCGATAGTGGCAACACACAATACGAAACTCAATGGTATGTTGAATAATGAGTAAGCAATTATCATATCAACCCTTAACTGAAATAGGACTTAACGGTCTTAATACGCAAAGTAACCCTGCGACTTTAGACACATCATTTTTAACGAAAGCTGAGAATGTTGTTATTAGAGAGTCTGGGCGTATTGCATTTAGAAAAGGCTTTAAACAAAAAATTGCTCCTAGTGGCGTTGCAATAGGCTCACTTATAGAACATAACGATCAAGGCACTAACAAGATATTTGCTAGTCATGGCACTTCCATATACACAGTAGATTTTACTGATACCGATGCTGCATTTCCTAGTAGCGGTGCAAATGTAAAAAGAACTGTCGCCAATACAACAGGTGATTGGCAATTTATTAACTTTAATAGAAGGTTGCATTGCCTTCATGCTAACACCATACCGCAGCGATATGATGGTGCTGCTGATACTGGAGAGCGTTGGTCACAACATTACAATACGACTGCTATTAACAACGCTAGTAATATAACTAATAGTGCTACTACAATAATTGTCGACAGTACAGTAGGCTTTCCACCAGAAGGAAAAATAATTATTGAAAGCGAAGTTCTTTCTTATACAAGTATTACAGCCACAACATTTGTAGGATTAACTAGAGGTGTAGGTTCTTCAAGTGCAGCAACACATAATGATAATGTCGCTGTTGCAACATTTTCTGATCCTACTACAGTATCTAATGGTGAGTTTAAACCAAGTTGCGGAACTGGTTTTTATGGTCGTCTTTGGGTAGGCGGAGTTGCAGAACAAAAAGATGTTTTATTCTACTCAAATTTATTAGATGGTGATGATTGGGTTGGCGGTGGCTTTATTGATTTAAAGTCTGTATGGGGTACAGATGACATTGTTGCTATAGAACCTTTTTTTGGTAAATTAGTTATCTTTGGTGAAAACAATATTGCAATCTATGACAGTCCAGCTATTATTGGAAGCATCGCTCTCAATGAAGTTATACAAGGTATTGGCTGCGTTAGTAGAGATTCAGTTCAGCACATTGGTGAAGATTTAGTATTTTTAT